TGCTACCGCCTGAGATCGTGGTGGTCGAGGGCGGCAAGGCGTGGTTCCGCGGCGAGGCGGTCTAACGCTTCCTCGGGTCCACGCCGGCCAGCAGCGAGGCATACCACAGCAGCTTCTTGGCGTCCTGGTCGAAGCTGTCCTTCAGCCCGAGCCGCCAGTTGTACTTGGCAACCTGCCCGCGCAGATACCCGCGAAACTCCGCCGGCGAGAGCTGCGCCTCAATGGCGTCGATGCACTCGATGCAGCCGACGCGGTAGTGGGCCGGGTTGATCGGGTCGCTCATAGACGATCCGCGAACACGAAAGCCAGAATCACGCCCAGGATGAACACGCCGATGATGGCGTACACCCCGAGTACGATGGTCAGCAGGGTCTCAATCACGACATCACCTCCAGTTCTCCAAACCACGTTCGAGTCAGGGACCAGCGCAGGGCAACAGGCGCCGACTCGCCAGACCTGCTCCCGGCAACGGACTGGCCACAATGTCCGCAAGTCACGCGCCAGTCAGCCCCGACCTTCGCGCTGATCTTCTCGGAATTGCCCGCGAAGTCTTGCAGGAAGAAGCGGTGCTGACAGCAGCTCACGACATCACCTCCACGATCAGGATACAGAACAGCAGCACAACCGACGACACGATGAGCGCATCGCGCAACAGCCGGAAGAAGGCGTCGAAGTCAGGCGGTCGTTCCATCACCATCCTCCACGGCATCCTCGACTCGACCGATGAGCTCCTCGAGCTCCTCGTCGCTGATCTGTTCCTGCCCGTGCGTCGCGCACCAGGCGGGGTCGGTGCGGCGCAGTGCGTCGCGGATTTCAATGAGCAAGGCGAGGCTCACTTGCTCCCCCTCGCACGGATGGCCTGCCGCTCACGCCAACGCGCTATCAGTTCGACGATGATAGCGACGACGGCGAAAATTAAAGCACCGCCCCCAAAAATGTAGATGCCGACGATGACGATAGTTTCAATCATGTCTTGCTCCCCCTAATCCCGTGGAACCGCTCGGCGGCGCGCCATCCGAGTTTATAATCGGCGTGCCGGTAGTATCGGTCAGAACCGGCGTTATAAAATTTCTCGCTTATCGCCCCATCCGTCGCAGGCTCCGGCTTGGCGTCCGGCTCCGCAAGCGCGGCGTCGAGGGCGGCGAGGGCGGCCATGTCTTTCTCGTCTTGGTAGACGCGCACCCAGTCGGTCAACGCTTCTCGCGCCTGCTCGGCGGCGCGGCGCAGGGTGATGTTGTCGGTCACAGCATGTTCCTCCCAATCTCAGCAGCAGCGCGGACGATGGCGCGGCGGGTGGCGGCGTAGGGGTCAGGTCCGTCAAACTCGCTTATCAATACAGTCTCATCGTAGTCATTTACCTCAACTTCGCGGTTAGTTATCAACTGTGCAGTGGTCAGCCCCAACTTCACCGCCAACCGCAGCGCATCGCCGTCATCGGTGAGGGGGTTCCAATCAATAAGGCTACCGCTGGCGCTTCTAATCTGGTGCTGATCGCCCTCCGGATACCCGGTGTGTGAAACGCACTCGTACTCATACCCCGCAGCCCTCGCTGCAAGTTCCAAAAGTTCACGGTCGCTCACGGCTTCACCTCCTTGATTGTAACGGTCGGCTGGTCGCGGTTGGTGTTGTAGCCCTCGACCTGTGGCTTCTGCTCCGCGAGCGCGGCGTCGAGGGCGGCGAGGGCGGTGCGCATCACGCGAACCGGGGCGCACTCCCGGCATTTTTCCTCGCCACAGTCATCGTCCGACGCGTTGACGATTCCACGCAACGAGTTTCGGATGTGCAGCCCCACAACGCGGGGCAGGGTGATGTCGCTCACGGCTTCACCTCCTTCGCTTTGGCGATGGCGGCGCGGGCACATTTTTGATACTCGTAGTCCATCGCGTTGACGGTGGCAATCCAACGCAACGCCTCCAACAGTTCCGCGTTCACGCTGTGCAGGCGGCGCAGTTCGGCATTTGAATCTGTGAGTTCGCGTTCAATCGTGCGGGCGTATTTCAGCCACGCATAAACGCCCGGCATCCTAGCCCTCTCGTAAAAAAACTCGTCTGTCCTCGGTGTGTCGCTCACGGCTTCACCTCCGTCGCTTTGATGATGGCGGCAATGATGCTTTTCCTAAATGCGCTGCCCTCATGCAGAACATCGGGTACGCCGTAGGGATGCACAAGGTTTAGCGTCCAAGCAACCACCTTCAACCTCTCCAACAGTTCCGCGTTCACCGCATGCAGGCGGCGCAGTTCGGCGGCGGCTTCGTGTGCCATCGCGCCGACCGGGTAAAACGAGGTGCTGAACGGGCCATCATTGACAGCCAATCGCGCATCGGCGGGGACAGACTCAAGCCGCTCAACCAACGGCACCTGCTTCGCTTCGGGTTGCGTGGTCACGGCTTCACCTCCCGCGCCCGAAGCATGGCGTCGGCGTAGGCGTAGGCGCATTCCGCTACGGACGAATGGCAGAATTCGTCGCTAGTGCATTCGACGCCCATCCCCGCCAACGCCTGACCCGCGAACCAGTCGCGCAGGGTCATGCCTTCGTGACCGCCGTGCGTCGGATTCCCTGCCGGAAACGCCTGCCCGCCGTCGTTGATCGTGGTCATGTCTTGTGCTCCTCATTGAATCGAAACCACTCGCAGATCTCGTCGATGACCGCCCGCTCGACCGCCGCGATGATCGCCTCATCGGTCGGCTTCGCGTCGTGCTTGTACGCCCGCCGCACCCCGAGCGCGACGCCGGTCTCGACGGCCATCGTCATTACCTTGTAGGCGTCGGGGGTCATGCCCGCGGCCCAGAACACTCGCCCTTGAACATCGCGTAACACCGCCCGCCGTCGTCGAGGCAGTTCGGGTACGCGCAGCCAGTCGCGGTGCAGCCATGCTGCCCGCGCAGCCGCGCGAGCTCGGCCTCAAGCCGAACGATGCGCGCGGCGTACATCGCGCACCGCTCCAGCGCGTCCTTGCACTCCCGGCGCCACTCGTCCTGCGTGTGCGAGCGGGCGAGCCAGTCCTTGTCCCAGTCGTCGAGTTCAACGGTGCTCACGCGCGACCTCCTCCAACGCCTTGGCGACCGACTCGCGCGCGTAGCCGACCGAGAGCAGGATGCCGCCGAGCGCGCGCACGACATCCGTCGGCGTCGCAAACTCGTCGAGCTCCACCTCGACCGTGGCCGCATCCGTAAAGCCCTTGATGACGATGATCTTGTTTCGCATATAGGTTCCGGCTGTCTGGTCGGGGCCGGGCTCCGTTTGGGGATTCGCCAGACTCGAGGGGGGGGATGGTCCTACGCCGCGCGCTTCTTGAGCTTCTCGTTCAGATCGTGCAGCGCCCGCAGGTGCAGGAAGGCCGGCCAGGCGTCATCGTCCAGGGACGGGTAGTAGTGGTGGCCGAAGTCGCCATTCTCCTTGCTGAACCGCAGCAGGTGGTACCCGCCGTCGATCCGGTTGCCGGTCGTCTCCTCGTACGCCTTGGCGTAGGCCGCCAACTGGCACAGCATCTCCGGCCAGACCGAGTTCGAGGTCTTGAAGTCCCCGAGCACGAGCTTGCCGTCAAGGCGGCCGATGAAGTCGAGCGTCCCGCCGTAGCGGTGCGCCTCGCTGATGACCTTCACCTCGCAGTCCACGATCTCGAGCTGAGTCCCCTTGACCCAAAACTCGAAGGCCGAGTAGGCCGACGTCGCCTGCGCTCTAAAGGTGTCCCGGTTCACGACCGTCGCCTTAGCAAGACTCTCCTCCAGCACCGCCATCGGGTCGCCGCCCTTCACCCACGCCTCGCACATGGCGTGCACGCACGTCCCGATGGCGAGGATGTCGTTGCCCTCGTAGAGACCGCCCGGCGCGTCCTTGCCTTGACCCTCCAGGACGCCGTGCTCGCGGCCCTGCTTGTACGCCCAGTTGATGAGCGCGCCCGGGTCCTTGATCTTAAGGACCGTAGTGACCGACGGGATCTTCTTCCCGTCGGCCGCCTTGTAACCCTGCCGTGGCGTGGGCATGGTCAGAAGCTCAGGTCGTCGTCGGCGAAGTCCGACGCCGGCACGGCAGGCGCCGCGGCAGGCTTCGGGGCCGCCTTCGGCGCGTCCACGATGCGCGCGGCGATCTTGTCTTGCATCCAGGTCGGGAGCTTGTCGAAGATCACCCCGTCCGGCGCGTCGGTCGAGTACACCAGCGCCTCGCCCTCGAGCACCGGCGCCGGGATCGCCTTCGGCAGCGGCATGATGGACGTGAGGTTGGCATACGTCCGGTCGCCCTTCACCGAGTGCGTCACGTTGATGAAGGCCGGCTTGCCGGCGATTTTGCCCAGGTCGAACTTCTTCAACTCCTCCGGCGTGAACGCTTTCCCGCGCCACGAGGTCAGCAGCGCGTAGAGCGTGGACTTCTCGTTGAGGCTCAAACCCACCGTGCGGCTGATGACCGCCGGCAGGCTCTTCGTCTCGCCGTCCTTCGTGATCTCGACCCGGATCTCCGGAATCTGGAACCGCAGCACGACGGTGCGCTTCGGCGCGAACTGGCCGCCAGGGGACGGCTGGACGCCGACGTCCACCACCATGTCGCACACGGCCGCATACGCCCCAGCCTCGATGGGCTTGCGGGGCTCGAAGTTGCCGCCCGAGGCGGCGCTGACATACAGACTCATCGCTTCATCTCCTTCTGGTTGCTGGAATCTACCCTTCGGATCTCAAGACCCAAGAGCGTGTTGGAAATCGTCAGGCCGGAGAACCGCAGCGCGTGCGCAAGCTCGCCGACCGTCACCCCCTTGAGGTGCACCCACGGGAAGGACGGCGCCTCCTCCTCGGCCTGCTCGGACCGCGCCGGCTCGATGCCCGTCGCCAAGTGCAGGTTCTGGTAGAACCGATCGATGGGGGCGCTCACGGTCCCACCCCCCAAGGCCGCACCACCTTGGCGCGGCAGTTCGGCTCCGGCAACCGCTCGCGGCGGTCGCGCAGGCACTTCCACGGCGCCGGGCGGGTGAAGATCCAGACGCCGATGGCGAGGAAGAACGCCGCCATGCCAATCGTCACGACGGTGACGTAGAAGATGTCGAAGGCGCTCATGCGGCCACCTGCGCGGTGTGCTGGGCGATGACATCGCGTACCGACTTGCGGTTCCTTCCCT